GATCAAAAGATTGATCCATAGCATTTCCACCCTCAAAATCAAAATTGTTCTTAATAAATTGATCCAGTGATGGATACTTCATTTCCATCATAACTGAATTATCAATCTTAATTTTTTTCTCGTGAGTTTCGTTTTTCTGAACCTTAATATCATCAAGAACTATTTTTACAGGAACTTGAGTTTCACCATCATCAGGGCAAATAATATTAACTTCTAGTTCTTCTCCAACAGACTTACCACGAATGTTAAGGAACAAGAATTCAATATCAAAAGTAGGAAGTGTTTCTACTTTAATATTCTTGGTTATGATACAGTTTTTAATTACTGTTTTTATTGCAGTGGTAATTTGCTTTGTGTCTTCACTCTCAAGAGCAATGACTAAAAGTTTTTCTTCTCTAACTAGAAACGGTCTGTATTGAATAGTCTCTTCAGTTGAGGGCAATTCAAGTTGATATGTTGGTGTAGCAATTTTTGGTAAAGGCATAATATCCTATAATGATTTCAGTATGATTATTTATTAGGTCTTTAGGGAAGAAAAGTTTTTTGATTTTTTATGCAACTCCCTGACCAAATGCTCCTAGATTACGTCCATCAGTAAAATCAGCAAAATTAGTAGAGTTTTGACTATTATCACCAAAGTTATTATAATATTCGTTTGTTATAACATTATTAAAAGTTGCCTGTTGTATGGGATTGGGAGCAGAGGGATCTCCAGTAGATCTCACAGGTGCCTCTGCTGTAGTTCCTTTAGGTTCTGGATCAATTCCAGTAGGCATCATCAGATATCTAATATATGATAAGGAAACTGAACATTTTAAGAGAGAAGATGAATCATAAGAGACGGGCATTGATGTAATAGAAATAGGAAAAGCATTAATAAATTTATATACTAGTACATTACCGTTAGTGGTGGCATATTTTGAGTTGTCTTTATCTCCGGTTCTTTCAAATTTTATAACTTCTAATCCTTGTTCACACATATACTGATCAGGATAATTAACTCTATAAAAATAATTTGGATTTTCTGAACTCAGTTTTCCTCCTCCAGCACTAACAGATTCTCCAGCAATATATTTCATCCAAATTTCAAAATATCTAATGGGCATATAATTATCAGCATTAACATAGAATGTTAGGTCAATACGATCATCATAAACTCTTCTATATGCATGTCTTTCTGTTGCGCCATGAAAATTATCATTAATCTCAAAGGTTGCTAAATTAGACCCAGGAAGAGTTGCCTCTGAGCACATTAAATTTAATTGATCTTGCAATCCTGCATATGGAGACAACCCATTTTCAGTCAAATAGTTATCGGTCAAACCGGGTGGTTTTGGAATCTTAACCTCAAAATGAGAGGTAAGCGCAGGATGAAGCAAACTAGATTTAATTTTTGCTACGTTTCTTACGGTAGGCATTTATAAATACTTTTTGATCTTTATATATTATGTAGTAGGGATAATGGGAGAAAGTGTAAAGAGCAGATATAAACCATCATACCCTCAAAAATATATTGGCGACTCAAATAATATTGTTTGTAGAAGCAGTTGGGAAAGGAAATTCTGTTATTGGTGTGATCTAAATGAAAATATAATTGCGTGGGGTTCAGAGGAAATTCGTATTAAATATTACGATCCAGTAAAGGAAAAAGTAAGAACTTACTTTCCAGATTTTATTATCAAAATGAAAGAGAAATCTGGAGAGATTAAAAAATATATTATCGAAATCAAACCACAAAAACAAACAGTGGAACCAAAACCAAGAGCAAGAACAACTAAATCATATCTCTATGAGGTTTATACATATGCAACCAATCAAGCAAAGTGGGAAGCCGCAGAAGAATATTGTAAGGACCGCATGATTGAGTTCAAGATCATCACAGAAAATGATCTTTTTTAATGATAAATAATAACAGAAATATAAAATATAAATGAACTCTTATTATACATACGCATATTTAAAAGAAAACGGGGCGCCCTATTACATTGGTAAGGGGAAAGGAAGAAGATTGTATTATAAGTATGGTAAAAACTGCAAACCACCAAAAGACAGAAGTAGAATAATATATCTCAAACAAAATCTAACCGAAGAAGAAGCATTTAAACATGAAATCTATATGATTGCGGTGCTTGGTAAAAAATGTGATGGAACTGGTATATTGATGAATATTGCAGATGGTGGTAATGCTCCTCCAAAAATGTATGGTAATGACAGTCCAACAAAAAGACCAGAAGTTAGAGCAAAAATAAGTGCTTCTCTAAAAGGTAGAAAAGGCAATATAGTTAGTTCAGAAACAAAACAAAAAATTTCAAAAGCACACAGAGAAAGATTAAAAAATAATCCAAGACCAATTTCTTATTACATTGAGAATTTGAAAAAAATGGCAGAAAAAAATAGAACTGATAAAATGAAACATAAAAAGCATAGTGAATTTATGAAAAATCAATCTTACGCAGCAAAATTAGTAGAATATAATAGCAAAATGTATAAATCTATGACCGAAGCAATAAAGGAAACAAGACTTTCTAGATATTATATTCTCAAGCAAGGTGGAAAATTCATTAGTAATATCAAATAATGGCAGAAGGTTTCGGACAATATGTTGGTGTTCCTCCAAGAATGAGAGAGTTAAAAAGAAGAATTGATGAAGAAGGGGCACGAGATCCAGAAGACTTAATGTTGATTATTACAGATGTATTAAAGGAAGAAGTATTGTATCCAGAACCAGGAAAGTTTTATACCTTCATTTATAATTCAAAGACACCAAAAATTGAGTATGACCAACACCCTTTAATTGCTTGCACCTCATTAGAGAGATGGGGATTTAAAGCAATCAATTTTCATTGGAGACAAGGAAGACAATATACCTGGGAAGAGGTTGCAGGGAAACTTCATGTTGTAAGATATGAAGAACTTGATGAATTAATATCTATAAATTATGCAAAGTTCCGTCTAAATAAATAAAAACTCCTTATAAATGTCTCATACTCTACAAAAAATTGGGATGAATAGTTCTCTTGTAATTGAGGAGGGTTTCTGATATGGCTGCCAGAGAAATTTCTGTAGTACAACAAAAATATCAAACAGGTAATGGAACAGATTTATTTCTTTCAAATAACATTAAAGTTGAAGCAGATGCTAATGGAAAATACGTACCAGGAAGTGCTGTTACAACTTTAAGTTTACATAATACAGGAACCAATATTCTTGGAGATGTCAAAGAAGTCGCAACAAGAGGTGCAGATGGTAAATGGGTATTAAAAAAAGATGGAAACGGTAATCCTGTTGCGGGTCTTGATTTGCAAAAAAGTTTAGCAAATCAAAACTCAATGTTGAATATTAATTTAAATAATCATATTAAACAATCTATGGGGGCTCGATTACAAGGAGTTGCTGCAGGACAAGTAAATAATAATACTCAACAATCCGTCGCGGCGGCTATTGGAATTGGTACAAATACGGCAGCATCTACTGGGAGTGAGACACCGGGGGGAAGAAACTTTGATGACGATATAAAAGGTAGTGAAAAAACAAGAAATAAATTTCCACAAAATTTAATTTACCCATTAAAGTTAGCAGAAAAAAAGCAAGATGTAATTAAGTTTAAGATGGTAAAATTTCAACCAAGAAAATTTGAAACTACAAGTACAAATTTGGGTGGAGTTGCACCAAGAACGACTGGACAGACAATAGGAGTTGTTGTTCTTCCCATTCCCAATGGAATATCTGATTCAAACACTGTAAATTGGAATTCTGGAGATATGAATGCTTTTGATGCATTTTTGGCAAATACTGCATTAGCTACTATTAAAGATGGATTTGGTGCAGGAGCACAAGTAGTTCAGAGTGGACTAGAGGGGGCCTCAAATAATGCTGGAGAACTTGGTGGTGGGTTGGCGTCTGCATTTGCAAGGCTGGCAATTGGTCAAGGTGGAGCTCAAATTCTACAAAGAACAGAAGGTGCAATTTTAAATCCAAATATGGAACTTTTATTTAATGGACCATCATTAAGACCCTTTACTTTTAGTTTTAAATTAGCATCAAGAAGTGAAAAAGAATCTGAAATGATTCGAAAAATTATTAGATTTTTTAAACAAGGATCGGCTGCTCAGAGATCACAATCAAATTTATTTCTAAGAGCACCCCATACATTTCAGATTGAATATCTTCATAAAGGTAAATCACATACTTACTTAAATAAATTTAAAGAATGTGCATTACAATCCTTTGGTGTGAGTTATACTCCTGAAGGACAATATGCAACCTTCAATGATGGTGCAATGGTTTCTTATCAGATTACGATGCAATTTCAAGAACTTGAACCAATCTTCAATGAAGATTATACGTCTCTTGACCAAAACAAAGACACAGATATAGGTTACTAAAATGTCAAGTTATTTTCAAAGAGTTCCAGATTTCAATTATGTTAGCAGACTTCCTGATTCTAAAATAGGAGATTATGTTCGTGTAAAGAATTTATTTAAGAAAGGAAAACTGAGAGAAGATATCTTTCAGAATGTTGCCTTCTTTGAGAAGTATAAAATCGTTGGAGATGATCGTCCTGACAATGTTGCA